GGAGGAATGAACATGATTGCTATGGAAGCTCTGAAAGAGGTTATGAAAATCCGTGAAATCCGTCCTGCTGTTCTCTGTGACCGGCTTGGTATCAAGTCCAATGTCCTGAGTGAGCGGTTTAAGCAGAAGAATGTCAGCGTTACCAAGCTGAACGAAATGCTCCGTCTGATGGACTACAAAATCGTGGTAGTTCCCCGTGACAGCCGAGTGCCGGAAGGTGGGTTCGAGATCGAATGAGATACGGATATGGTCGAGTCAGCTCCAAAGGTCAAAGGCTCTACGGTATGTCCCTTGAAGACCAGATGGAACAGCTTAAAGCTCAGGGCATTGCCGAGGAAAATATCAAACTGGACACTTGCACCGGCACGAAGATGGACAGACCGATGTTCAATGAAATCCTGTCCATGCTGAAATCCGGTGACGAGCTGGTGGTTTGTAAGCTCGACAGATTTGCCCGTACCGCTCCCGAAGGAGCCATGGTGGTTCGTGATCTGGTGGAGCGTGGTGTGAAGGTCAATATCCTGAACATGGGTGTTGCCGACAACACACCGATGGGTAAGGTCATGGTGACGGTCATGCTGGCCTTTGCCGAATATGAGCGGGACATGATCGTGGAGCGCACTTCAATGGGTAAGGCACATAAGCGTGAGCATGACCCCGATTGGAAAGAGGGTCGCAAGAGTAAGGAAATCGACCCCGTGGCGTTTGAAAAATTTTCTCAAAAACAAAAAGACGGCGAAATGACTGTGGACGATTGTTGCCGAGAGCTTGGTATCAGCCGTTCTACATGGTATGATAGGATAAGAAAGGCGGGTTGAGCATGAAGAAGGAAGTTAGTCCTCAGAAAAAGAGAGTCGTTTATCTCCTGTGCGGTATCATCATTGTCATAACCGTTTTCTTCTGCGCTGTCATTTTGGTGTCATCTCTGATGAATTCATCTTCCGCTGAGTCTGAAACGCAGACTGCCGAGGAAAGCTCGGAAGTTGGTACTGCCACCTTCGATGAAATCTACTACGCCTACAAAGAAAATGAGCTGGTAGCAGATGATTTGTACCAGTACAACCGATACCGGGTAACGGCGAAGATCAACGGCATGACCAATGACGGCCTGTTCAATATGACAGGCGGCGCAATGCTTACTCTGGAAACGAAGGTTGACAACACCATCGTCTTCTTCTATGCTGAATTTGAAAAGGAGCAGGAAGAAAAACTGAAATCCGTCAAGGTCGGAGACACCATCACTTTCGAGGGTAAGTGCCTTGACGCTGGAAACTGGACAGAATGTGAGCTGATTGTGGAATGAAATTTTTTCTCTGGTGTGCCGGTGTCATGTTCTGGATGATCGTTGGACTATTGGCTCTGGCCTACATCATTCCGAAAATTCTATAAGGCTCTCGTAAGGGCGAGAGTAACAGCCAAGGGGCTATCGGGAAACCGGTAGCCCTTTTAGTTTTGCGTAGTTTGGAGGTAAGTTTATGAAGCTATTTCGGAAAGTGGACATTCTCGGAACAAGATACTCGGTCTATCGGGTGGCTTCCGGGGAGAATGAGTACATGGAGAAACTTCACTATGGCGGTCTTTGCACCACGATTGACCACCGGATTTACATTCTTGATCTCTCCACAACTGAGGAATGGGGCGGTGAGACGGAGGAAGTCAGAAAGAGCATGGAAGCCTGTACTCTACGCCATGAGGTGATACACGCTTTTCTGAACGAGTCTGGCCTACAATGGAACAGCTTTGCTCCCGAAAATGCGTGGGCGAAAAACGAAGAAATGGTGGACTGGATTGCAATTCAGGCACCGAAAATCTTCAAAGTTTATCAGGAATTGGGGTGTGTTGGGTGAATTACGATAAGATTGCCCTGTCCATCAAGGCCGCTATTGACCGTAGACCGTCTGATAAAGGCGCATACGATGACCTGTTTTCCCTTTGCCGTGGGTGGGAAGCCGAGGATTTTGCGGCGGCTCACGCTCTGAACAAGGAGCTGATCGGTATGTGCGCCGCTCAGATCAGGAACGGCGGCAAGGAAGCAGCTCATTTCTATGAGATTTGGAGAAAAGGTCTGCTGTTTGAAGCACCGCACAATTTTGACGCTTTCATGACCTACATCGAGCTTGACCGAAAGCCCGAAAAGCGGTTTTACGCTCCCCGGCGGCACTATTTGAAGCCTATGGTGCAAGGTTTCCAAGATGTGCTTGACGGAAAGCTGCGTCTTTTGACTATTTCCATGCCGAAACGAGCTGGTAAGAGTCAGACCGGTATCAATTTTGTCAACATGATCTCCGGGAAATACCCTGACAACGCTACCCTCATGGAAGGAACAGGTGATGACCTTGTAAAAAGCTTCTACAATGGCTGTTTGGAATATCTAAACACGCCGAATGAATACCTGTACTACGATGTGTTCCCGGAAGCTCGGCTGGTACAGACTAACGCCGATAACAAGACCATCAATCTGAAATCCAAGTCCCGTTTCCCCACCATCATGTGTCGTTCCATTGACGCTCGTCAGGTAGGTTTGTCCGAAGCTACCAATGTTCTATACCTCGATGACTGTGTGGAAGGTCGTGAGGAAGCCAAGAACCGGCAGCGGCTTGATGACAAGTGGGAAGTGATCTCCGGCGATATTATGGGTCGTGCCATTGAGGGTACGCCTATGGTCTTCACAGGCACCCGGTATTCCCTGTATGACCCGATTGGTCGTATTCAGGAACACGCCAAGAAAGAGGGCTGGTCTTGGAGAGCTATTGAAATTCCTGCCCTCGATCTGGTGACAGACGAGAGCAATTATGAGTATGAGAGGGACGGAAAGAAGGTCTTTACCACGGCCTACTTCCGGGAGCAGAGAGAGCTTTTGTCCGCAGAGCAGTTTGAGTCTGAGTTTCAACAACAGCCGTTTGAAGCTAAGGGTCTTCTGTTCAACAAGGACGAGCTGAATTACTTCTTCGAGCTTCCCGCTGACCGTGAACCTGATACGACCATTGCCGTAGGAGATACCGCCGAGAGCGGCTCTGACTCCACCTCCATGCCGGTTGCGAAGATTTACGGAACCGATGTGTATATTGTCGATGTGGTCTTTGACGATGCTCCCGCCGAGGTGACAAAACCGGAGTGTGCCAAGTGTCTGATCTCCAACAAGGTCGCCTCCGCCACCTTCGAGGCCAATAACGCCGGTCAGTATTATGCCCGGGATGTGGCTGATATTATCCGGCAGCAAGGGTACTCCATCGGTATTCGGACAAAGCGTACCATTTCCAACAAGCAGACCCGGATTGAGTTCGCCTCAGACAACATCAAGAAGAACTTCTACTTCAAGCACCCTACCACCTACAAGCGGGGCAGTCAGTATTGGAACTTCATGAAGGAGTTGACCACCTACACCCGGAGCGGTAAGGTGCCGCACGATGACGCACCTGACTCCTTGGCTCTTCTGGAAAATGAAATCCGTATGCTGAGTGGCGGG